CGCAAAGCCAAGACGCATACCGCCAGTGACTGGCGCAGTGCCTGGACGCAACGCCTGACCGACCTGCCCGGGCTGCAGCGTTTGCCACGGGGTTTCAGCGGCCAGCCGTTCGTATAACCGGCTCAGACAAGGCGCCTGCTGCTTGCAGGCGCCAGTCTGTAGGGCGGGTTATTTCACCTTGCTGCTCAACGTATCCAGGCTGCGTTTGAGGTCGTCCAGACTGCGTTTTTGATCGTCGATGCTGCGCTTCTGGTCACTGACATCGCTCTTGAGCCGCGACAGTTCGCTGGAGCTGGAATTGGAGCTGGAACTTGAATTGCGCTTGAGGTCATCCACTTCGCTTTTGAGCTTGTCGATGGTGTTTTTCTGGTCGGCCACGGTGCGCTTCAAGTCGGACAATTGGCTGTCGCTGGCACTGGAACTCGAGCCGTTCTTACGCTTGAACTCCTCGAAATACTTCGCCTGCTCGTCCAGCTTGCTCTTGAGCCGCTGCAGCTCTTCATGATCGCTCTTTTGGCCATCGCGCATTTTTTCGAGATCACTTACCGAAAGACCGGTGGTGGACAACACGCGGTGGGCGCCCTCCGTTGAGCTGGTGGTGAGCTTGTCGCTGCTGCCTGAACCGAAACTTCCCCATTGCACATCACCCGCCTGCGCCGTCGTCACACCAAAGGCGGCCAGCAACCCCAATACGCTTGCAGCAATGACCAAAGAAGACTTGCGAACACTGTGCATCAACAGATTCCTTTCATGACTGCCGGGATGGCATATCGCTATGACTGGGATTTTGGGATCTTGTTCCCGTGCTGTAAGATTCCTCGGCATTGCGCCAAGAGTTATCCGTAGATCACTGATCTATCGAGCTTTTTCAGCCGGGCGTTTGTGCAAGAAAGGCGCCCTCCGACCTTGCGTCGAAGCGTTCGGGTCTATATATTCCCAACCCTGCTTCACCGCGCTACCGCCCGAATGGCGAAACTGGTAGACGCATGGGACTTAAAATCCCCCGCTCGTAAGGGCGTCCCGGTTCGATTCCGGGTTCGGGCACCATAGATATCAAGGGCTTGCATGATGAACTTCATGCAGGCCCTTATCTTTTGTGTTCCGCAATTTCTAGATCTGTTCCGCAATTCCCGTCTAAGGCGTTCTGCCGACTCAATTCAAATATCCCCGTTTCGCCGACTGCTAAGCTGTTCACTCAACCAGAGGAACGCCGATGCCCAACTCAGACCTGCTCCCCTCCCTACTCTCCAAGCTCTACGAAAACCAATTGGCCCTGGAAGCATCCATCATGGAGATTTCCAACTGGGTTGAGCAGCGCGGCTCCGCTGATGTAGCTGAAAACGTCCGTGGCGCCCTTACCGCCATCGATGACAATGAAGAGTTCATCAAGCTCGCCCTAGCGGTACTTATGGCACCTGACTAATCATCAGAAAGCGTGCTGCTCGTCGCCTCAAATCGCGTCACGCCCAAACCTCGATTACTGTATGCACATACAGCATTCGAGTTTCTACACCATGCCCATCGATCAAGACACCTGCGAGTGGCTCGGATGCCCGACGCCCTTAGAAATGTACAAGCACCAGTGCGCCCTGCTCGAGGATGAGCTAACCCAGGCCCTGACGATGCTCAAGAAAGCACGCGCCAACGTTGCCGGCCTGGTGCAGCTCAGCGACGAACTGTCCACCGGCAAAGCGTCTGCGGAGGCTGAACTCAAGAAAGCGCTGTCCGAAGTGACCAGGCTCAACCTGGCCACTTCGGATTTGGGCGCCAAGAACTACAGCCTTCAACTAGTCGCCGAGCAGCGCGACCACCTGTTCAGAGAGAACCAGCGGCTCCTGAGCGAGATTCGTAAAGCTCAACCCCCCAGTGCCAGCTAGGCTCAAATGACGCTTAGAGGGAAGGATTATGTGCGGAAGACTTTCACAGTATCGGGGCATCCATGATTTCGTTGCGGCGCTGAGCATGCCAAATGCCTTGGCAAACTCCGTGGGTGATAAGCCCCTTGAGCGCTATAACGTGGCACCGACAACCCAAGTCGCCCTGCTCCACCTAAACGGCGATCTGCTGCACGCCGATCTGGTGCGCTGGGGATGGCGACCACATTGGGCCAAGGACCGAGCAGCACCGATCAACGCACGCGTCGAGAAGGTCGCTCACGGCCCGTTCTTCCGGGCTATTTGGCCGCACCGAGCGATCACGCCCCTGGACAACTGGTTTGAGTGGGTCGACGAAGGCGGCCCTAAGAAACAGCCCTACCTGATCTGCCGACGGGACGGTGCGCCCGTGCTGTGCGCTGCCATTGGCCAACTGCCCGACAGTGATGAAGGCCCGGGCGAGCATGACGGTTTCGTGATCATCACCGCCGACAGCGCCGGCGGCATGGTAGACATTCACGACAGGCGCCCCGTGGTGCTGACGCCCGAACTTGCCCGGGAATGGTTGGACCCAGCGACTTCCAAAGAACGTGCTGAGCAGATGGTGATGCACCAGGGCGAACCCTCTGAATCCTTTGAGTGGTTCAAAGTCGGATTGCCTGTGGGCAATGTGAGAAATCAAGGGCCCGAGCTGATAGCTCCGGCTTCTTAAAAAAGCCCACCAAGCGCGACTGGCTCCCAATTCATGATCACCAGCTCCCCCGTAACTTCAGCCTTCGCTTGGCGCTGATTCGTCGTGCTGTACCGAATATCTAGCGTCTCAAAGTGAAACCCCTCAAACACCCGTCGAATATCTGGGTGGTCGTTGATGCTGACCATCACTTTTCCTTTACAGCGTCGCATGAAGTCAGCCATCCGCTCATAGTTTTCAAACGGAAAGTCAACACCATAGCCGGCGGTCTGCCAGTAAGGCGGGTCCATGTAATGGAAGGTATGGGCGCGGTCGTAACGCTCGGCGCAATCAAGCCACGGCAGGTTTTCAACGTAGGTGCCGGACAATCGCTGCCATGCTGAGGATAAGTTCTCCTCGATCCGCAGCAGGTTGATGGCCGGGCCGGTGGTAGCTGTACCAAACGTCTGCCCCGTCACCTTGCCAGCAAAAGCATGATGCTGCAGATAGAAGAACCGGGCGGCGCGCTGGATATCGGTGAGGGTTTCAGGACGCGTCATCTTCTGCCACTCGAACACTTGACGGGAGCTGAGTGCCCATTTGAACTGCCGCACGAATTCTTCCAGGTGGTTCTGCACGACACGGTACAACGTCACCAGATCACCGTTGATGTCGTTCAGGACCTCAACTGGCGCGGCCTGGGGCCGCATGAAGTAGAGAGCGGCGCCTCCAACAAAAACCTCGACGTAGCATTCGTGGGGTGGAAAGAGTGGAATAAGGCGATCTGCCAGCCGGCGTTTGCCGCCCATCCATGGGACGATTGGATTGGTCATTTGCGTTCCTTCGCAGTTGGTTTGGTGGGGTGATGCTAATTTTTCCGACCTCAGATGTAGGTCAACGGGCCACAGCCCTCACATACGCCTGGCATGCCCGCAACGCGATCAGTCCTTGATCGCCCTCTCCGGTGATGGCGATAATTCGTTGAGCATGCGCTGGGTCAAGTTGGGCTCGACGGGCTGCATGAACCACGCCGACGGCGCCGGCGGCGGCAGGCACGCCGCAACCACTGGCTGGATCCTCGGCGAGGAGGACTGACAGCCGGACATCAGCAGTGGCAAGGCGATCGCGCAGAAGAGCCTGGCTGCGTTGTGCATCGGATAATTCCTTCGTGTGTTGTTGGTCCTGGGCGGCGAGCTTCTGCTCTGTGGCCAGGCGCTTGTCTTGCTCGGTGCGGGCTTGGGCCGCTGCGGCACTGCTGATTGCTGCAAGGTCATCTTTGCGCAGGGCGGCCTGCTCGGCGAGCTGCTTGCCCATCCGCCAATACTGAACCTGCCAGGTGCCGGCGGCGCTGACAGCCATCGCCAGCAGGATGGCGGACAGGATCTGCCCGGGGCTCATGGCAGCACCTTCAGCGCTTTGTCGTACAACGCCTGACGGTCATCCTGCCCGTTAAGTCCACCATTGATACGCCTGGTGATGGTCACGAATAATCCCTGGTCAGCCAGGGTATTCAGCCCACGGCTGGACCAGAACCATGCGGCTGACATCGAGGCGTACTGCGATTGCTCAAGCAGCACCGGTTGGCTGACCAGATCCAATCCGAGCGCATCCCCGCAAGCCTTGTAGTTCGCCCGGCCGGTGATCTGGATCAGGCCGCGGCCGCGATACTTGGATCCATCACCCGCCACCGTATTACCCAGATCAGCGCGTCCTTCGTAGCCGACCTGTGCGGGCGTAGGCCCCCAAATTTCACGCACATAGCGCAACTGGCCGGACTCGTGCCCGATCTGGGCGATGAACGCGGCAATGCGCAATCGAGTGACAATCCCGTACTTGCCCATGGCGGCGTTGAGCACGGGAACAAAAACACCGGCTTGGCGGCCGGCGTTCGGGAGGATCTGCAGCAACTGCTGCTCAGTGATCGGCATGCTTTTCTCCAGGCAAAAAAATACCCGCTCATGGCGGGTGGCGGTGTTCTGGTATCGATCAGCTCGGCGCTACCGGGCGCTTGCTACTGTCAGGAAAGTCGGGGTTGGACTGGTTCCACTTGCGCAGGGCCAGCCAGTATTTCTGCCACTCCTGGGCTGTGCCGGGAATGCCCGCCTCGCCATATTCAATGGCAGTGACGTTCTGCTGCGCTTTCGGCATTTCGGTTTCACGCCAATCGTTTTCAATCGGCACCAGTTTCGCGTTAATGGTCTCCGCAGTAATCAGCCATGAGCCGTCCGGCTGCGCGGTGAAATCCGTCGAGCCTGGGCGGCTCGCTAGCATCTCTATCCAGCCTTCGTCTGGACCTTTATCGGTCTCGTCCACTTCACAGATACTTTGACCGATGATTCCGTAATACCTAATCAAGCTGCCACCCCCTTGATCTTCCAAACCTTCAGCCGGCAAGGAGCAGTGCTAAGTAGAGCTCCGCCAGTCGCGCCGTGACCACCGCCAGTCGCAGCGGAAGTCCCAAGCATTACCGCGTTCACTGCTGTTTGAACCGCGATGTCTCCCGTACCAAAAAACTGATTTGCCTTTGTCCCGTAAGAGTTTCCGCCTGACCCTGCGTTGCCATCAAAGGACGGGTCAGACCAAACGCCATTTACAAGCAATTCGACTTTCAGAAGAACGTGGTACCCAGGAAATGGATTTGATACGACGTAACGCTGATTAACTGCAATATTCGCAGGGCTTGACGGGCTCCCACCATTTGGAAAAACCATTGCAAAGCCAGTTGAGGCATCGACAGCTGCGATTTGCGAGGACTGGTTACTGACATTTGTCGCCAACGCAGTTACGTCAACAGTTCCAGGATTAACCGCTTTACCTGCACCGACTGTGCACCAGATGACGGTTTCGTTTGCAGAGCGGGTTTCAGTACCTACTCGCGGAGCGCCATTGACGCCATCAGAAATGGCTCCACCGGTACTCACGGAGTATGCCGCCTGAACCGCGGCAATTGCAGCAAGACTAGGAGTAGATGCCACCTCAGTCGTAAACGCTGCGTTGAGGTTTGTTCCTCCCGAAATAGAGTTACCGCTGACGGTTCGGTGCTTCATCCCCTGAACTTGGTCGGCCTGATGGATCCCGTAGACACCACCGGAGTTCTTGCCGTCGCCACGCAGAACCATTGACGAAATGGTTAATCCGTCTGAGGCTTTGCCGTTGGTGTCGGGCATACGGAAGGTGGTAGTCCCATTACCCTGGGAGTATGCACCTCGCGAGGTATAGGGGGCCGCAAGCCAAGCCGCGTCGGTGATCGCGGTAGAACTTACCAAGTTCCAAAGTTCGGGCCAGTCGGCACGGTTCAACAGTTGCCCATCGCGAGCAATCCAGCCAGCAGGAATGCCGGAACGGCTGGTGGCGTTCCATGGCATTACCGAGCCAACGGGAAGGCCGGTGCCCCCTGATGTCGATTCCGCCCAAGCCCCCCAGGTCCCGTCGAACTTCCATCTTGAACGCTGAGGCACATCTGAAAAGATGCTGCGCCAGGATTGCACGGCATACCCAGCGCCATAGTTGTCGTGAGTCAGATAACCGTCATTCCTTGCATCAGTGCCGGGAAAAACCTGCCCAGTCCAGCCACTGGATGGCGTGGAATACCTGCCATTGTTTAAAGGGGCGTTAGCGTTGGTGACCGCCTGAGCCGTTACCGCCCCGTTACCACCTTGAGCTACAGACAGCGGAGTGGTCAGACCCGATAAAGAAGTGATGTCGTTGTTAGCGCCCTTATTTGCTTTGCCAGCTGTAGCTTGCTCTGCACGATCGGCGGATTGTGCCGCTGCCTCTGCGGAATCCGCTGCGGCCTGTTCGGATTGGACGATAGAGTCCCTGGCGGACTCGGCGCGAACTGCTGCAGCGTTTGAAGCGCCGGCCGAGCTCTGACTCTGCTCTGCGGCCTGCTGAGCTGCGTCCTTGTTGCCCGTGGAGAGAGCGGCGGCGTCAGTTGCAATACTCGCCTGCTCGGTGGCCGTTACCTTCGAATGCCCGGCAGACTCGGCTGCTTCAGTGGCAGCAGCCACCTGATCTTGCATATCGGCAATTCCACCAGCAATGGTCCTGGTAGCCTCGCGCAGAGCGTCGGCAGAATCCTTCACGTATCCCTGAAGCGGTGCAACCGCATACGCCGAAGGGGCGCCATAGGCAGGTGTGATGGAAAGCGCCGTATCGCTCGCAATGTTGGTGATCTCGTACCAACCGCCGTCAGGCCCACGAAAACCATCACCCACTCGTGCGTTTCGGATAAATGCGGTCCCTACGCCGATAACAGCGTTGCTGCCTGGAGTGACAGTAACCGTTCCCGTGTTGTACCAAGTCATAGTCCCTCCTAAGAAATAGGCTTTGCAAATACGATAGGAATAAAAAAGCTTGTTGAGTTGTTCACGCCGATAATGTAAGGCTCCAACCGATTATTTCCGTAGTTCCAGACTACATATAGCTTTGCGGCACGGGTGGAATTCCCGCCAACATCCATCCCGATATTATTGATCATCACGTAGTCGCCAGTATCAAGCGGTGAGTAAGCGGTCCAGCTCGACAAAACAGTTCCTTGGCCAGTACTACTAGACCCTAGATAAGTCCAGCTTCTAACAGTCCGAGTGAACTGTGCGCATGGCGTGCCGCTATCAAACAGAAGGCCACCCGCACCGTCCCACAGCCTCAACCCGTAAGTTGCCAGCTCTCTCGATTTGAAAGCGGCGCAGAAATAGTTTCCCGCGCCCGACGATACAAACGAGAAGCCTGTCCAATTGCCTGGCCCACCACTGATAGTGGTGTATTGGAGCGTTGTGGTGCCGTCAGGACGAACAAAAACGAGAGGCGGCTCTTGGGTAGTGATAGGAGGAGAAAAAGCGGCTCCTCCCGAGTACCGACCCGACTGCAGAACAACAAGCCGGGAAAATTCTGAATCAAGAGTTACAACATCGTTGTTATTGGTAAATTCCAAACCATATGTCATCTACCTATCCTTCATAACTAAAAGACGCTGCGGCCCAAGTCCGTTAATGGCATTGAACGGCGCGGCCCGATTGCCAAACCAAACAGTCACACCACCGATGTAAACATCGGGCTCGTACTGGATTGCATAGTTGTTTTGAGCATTGGGGTCTTGAGGGTAGGCACCGATTGGAATACAAACTGCCGAGTGGGTTGCGGGTGATATACCAGGAATTGAAATGTTGATGTACCGGTTGCCGCCAGTGATAAATGCCACCACAGCAGAGTAAACAATCCTGACCGTGAATGAGTTTTCATCCAGTTCCAACTTCCCTGTCGGCCCCCAAATCCTCATCCCGAAACTCATGCTGTCAGATCTCCGAGCTGAACTCGCTTAACGTTGTTTTCGTCGTAGACCTTGATCGCACGATTGGTCATCGTCAGGCGCCCGCCGCCCGGCGCGGGTCCGTTGAACTCCAGGTTCCCAGCTTTATCCAGGCGCCAACCCTTCACCCCGGCGACGTAGTCGTCGGACTGCAAGGCCTGCCCTATCTTCAGCATGGTGATGCTGCCGTCTTGGATGAATGCCGAGCGCATGAAGACCTGCCCGTTTTCCACCGTGAATGGCGTAAATACCTGGCCGCCGGCAAGCGTACTCACGACAGAGAAGCGATCAGCGCTCACCAGGAACTGGCTTTGAATGACCCCCTCCTCGTTCTCTTCGATACCGAGCCCTATGCCTGCGGTGACCAACTGCCCGTCCTTGTTGACCTGCATTTTCACGGAGTACATCGTCGAGAGTTTGCCGTCAGTGTCCGCCTGCGCCCGACTTACGGTTTGAATGTCCGCCGAGTTGTCGTCGATCTTTACGCCGATCTGCTGAATGGCCTGAGCGGTTGCCTTCCGATCGGTGACCACAACGCTTTCCAACTCACTTACCGAGCCGCTGACTTCGCCAACCTCGGCGGTGAGTTCAGTCTGGCGCTGCACCATGGCCGCGTTCTGCGAGGCGCGCGTTTTCACTTCCTGCGCAAAACTCGCCGAGGCGTTGTAGCCCTGAAGTGCGTCAGCCAAGTCGCCCTCGCCGTTGTCATCCCGGTACGCCGACTGCAGAGCCTGAAGACTCGACGCCTGGGCCGTCACCACGCCATCCAATTCGGTGATGCTGGTGGTGTTGATCTCGACCTGGCGCGCCAACCCGTTCGCGGTGACCAGTACCTGACCCACGTCCACCCAGTAATCGGCGTTCGGCGGCGAGGTGTCCACCGGCACCAACTGCGTGGCCTGGTAGATACGCTTGCCGACCACCACCAGGTCACCTTCTAGGTAGACCGATTCAGGGTCGTACGCTGACAGCCCATCAAGCGCATCGATCTGCGCCTGCAGCCCTGGGATCTTATCGATCTCGTCGTTGATGTCCTGGCCAAGCTCCGTGCGCCCAACCTGCCCGGCAATCAGGTCCAGCACCGGAGCAGCATCTGCGCTGGCCATGCCCATCACGCCGTTGCCGACAGGATAGAACGGGCCCACGTTGCCGGTACGATCCACCAAACGAGCCCAGAAGAAGAACTGCGCGCCGGCCTTAAGGGCCTGCATGCTGTAGTTCGCCTGGGGATACGCCAGGTCCGCCAGCTTGGTGGCCACAGACAGGTCATTGGCCTGGCCATACCACAGCTCGGTGCGTTGAGTATCCTCGGCGCCAGCAGGGAAACCCCACCGAACACCGATACCGAACAGTTCGCTGGTGGTAGACAGGAACGCTACCTCCGGCGGCAACCCGACCTTCCCTTCCAGGTTGGTCAGGTTGGAGCTCTTCCAAATCGACGAGATCTCGAAGGCGCTCACCGAACGAACCCGGGCCAGGTACGTGCCCGAGTAAATGCCGGTGACATCAACGCTCGTCGCGCCCGTGCGCTGCAGCTTGATCCAGTTGCCGCTGTCCTTTCGCCACTCCACGTCATAAGCGACAGCTCCAGCCACAGCAGACCACGAGATGTTCATGGTGCTGATTGCCAAGCCCTGGTCCACGGAGTAGTTCGACGTGATGTCGACGCTCGCCGGAGCGGGAACTACGGTGATCGGCACAACGCTGATTGGCCGTTCCTCCAGCCGGGCGCCGGTGTCGATGTGATCGAACTTGCTCGGGTCGTACTGGACTGCCGATATCTCGAATACGCCGGGCTCCGGGCGGGCCACGCTGACCACGCGGTACAACGGGATAGCCAGGTCATCCGCATCCAGCGCCCACACCAGTTCGCGCTCTGGCGTCACGGAGTAGGCAATAGTCACGGTCACCTGTCGCCCACTCACCAGCTGCACAGTGCGACCCTCGCACTTGCCGTCTGGCAGGTTGAGGATCAGTCGGTCGCCGGGCTTGGCCTGGGTGTCGCGATCCAGCGTGATGACCTTGCCGTTCACCGCAGAGATACGCCCGCCCACCGGCCGACCTGCCAGCAGTTCGTCCGCGATCGGGATCACGTAGCCTGGCAGCGGAATGCGCCCGTCCAGGCCAACCTTGAAGGTGACGGCCCGATCCTTGGAGTTGGTGAGCAAAGCCCATTTGCCGCGGCGCTGGGCCTCGGATTCACGGGTGCAGCCGATGGCACTGATCTCCAGCGGGTTGTCGCCGTAGCGACGCTGCAGCTTGGCATCGGTCACAGCAGTAACGTCTGTGTCGAAGTTGTTCAGCGGGTTGTCGTAGCTGATCAATGCTCGAGTGTAGCGGGTGCGTTCAGATGCGCTCGAGTAGGTGAACTTCCCATCTATGACGTTTGCCCGGGTGTAGGCGAAGTCGAAGTCGGTAGCGCGCGGCATATCTGCCAGTGTGAACACTTGGCCCTGGGCCCAGTAAGTCATTCCCCGGTAGATCGCCGATATGTCGCGCAGCAGTGACCAGGCGTCAGCCTTGCTCTGCAGGTTCAGGTTGCAGATGAAGCGCGGCTCCTGGCCACCCTTCCCGTCCGGCACCAGTTGGTCGCAGTACTGCGATATCCGGTACAGCTCCCACTTGTCGACCATCCACGGCTTGATGCGACGACCCAGGCCGAAGCGATCATTCGTTGTGATGCCAAGCGTCGCCCAGGTCGGATTGTTGGTGTAGGCCTCCTTGAAGGTACCGTCCCACACACCGCTGTATGTCCGCGATGCTGGATCATAGTTGCTCGGTACCGACCACTTTCGAGCCTTGCAGCCCACGGTCACGGCCGGGATGCTGCGGAACTGTTCGGCCGAGAACTCAATGAAGAGCAGCGCGGTGTTCGGGTATCGAATCTTCGCGTCGATCACCTCGGTGAAGCCGGCAATCTGCATGGTGTCGGAGATTTTGTTGTTGTTCTGGTTCGCCGTCAGACGAGTGATCCGCATCAGCCAACCTGAACTCGCCCTTGGCAAGTCTATGCGGCGCGTGCGCTCGTAGACGCTTGTAGTCTTTCCGGACACGGCCTCATTCAGCACTTCCTGGTAGGCACCGCCGTCAGTTGCCAACTCGATCTTGTAGCCAATCGTGTACCCGTTGATGTTCCCGCCCGAGTCGACCGATTGAAGTGCCGGCCAGGCAAAGCGCACGCGCACAGCAGAAAGCTGGGTGTTGGTGATGGCTCGAACCCAGGGCGTGCCACTGCGTAACTCCGTACCGATCGTTGTTTCGTTCGCGATCGACGGTATTCCTTGGATATAGGTTTGGTCGACCGCCCCAGTGCGCCATTCCCATTTAACGTTCGGGAAGTTCATGTTGCCTTGGGGGTCTTGAAGCGGAGTGTTGTCGAGGAAGATATCGCGCGCGGTAGGTGTGCCTTGGAACTCTCCCTCACCCACGGCGATCAGCATCTTTGCCATGGCGACAGAGCGCAGGCTATCCGGCGCTTCAGTAGGTGATTTGGGCTTATCCGATCCGCCCTTGGCGCCATAAACGTCGATTTTGTGTGCTGCGCCCATGCTTTTCTCCAGGCAATAAAAAGCCGCCTCATGGGCGGCTTCGGTGCTGCAAGTGATAGTTACATGCGATCTTCTGCGTAGATCTCAGCGCTGATAATCGCGCCGCCCCACCGGCGCTCGCCAATGCAAAGCGGTACCGGGTTACCGGATGCCGTAGTGTTCTTGGCGCTGCCGAAGG